TTCATCCAGACCGAGGACGGGCTCGGGGAGATCGACTGCCACAGGTTTCCGCTGTCCGAGACCTACCCCCAGGTCATCAAGGCGCTCGCCGCGCTCTACGACGAGAAGCACGATTACCGAACGCTGGTGATCGACTCCCTCGACTGGCTCGAGCGGCTGATCTGGGCGGACGTCTGCCTTCACAAGCACGTGGAGAGCATCGAGGACATCGGCTACGCGAAGGGCTACACGTTCGCGCTGACGCAGTGGCGCGAGGTGCTCGACGGGCTCGAAGCGCTCCGCCGACAGCAGGGGATGATGGTGATCCTCATCGCCCATGCGAAGATCGAGCGCTTCGAGAACCCCGAGACGGAGAGCTACGACCGCTACACGCCCCGCCTGCACAAGCACGCTTCCGCCGTCGCCCAGGAATGGTGCGACGAGGTGTTGTTCGCGACCTACAAGGTCCACACCAAGGTGACCGACGAGGGCTTCGGTCGCAAGAAGGCAAAAGGCAAGGGCACCGGCGAGCGGATCATCCGCACGACCGAACGCCCGGCGCACGTTGCGAAGAACCGTCTCAACCTGCCGGACGAGCTCCCGCTCGACTGGAACGCTTACGCACAATACCTGCCCAAGCAGGAGAAAGGAAAGACTCATGGCTAATCTGAATGGGTTCAACGCCAACGAAGTGGACCCGGCTGCCGACTTCGAGGCCATCCCCGCCGGGAAGTATCTCGCCGTCATCACCGAGAGCGAGATGAAGCCCACGAAGAGCGGCAACGGCTCCTACCTCGAGTTCGTGTTCGAGATCATCGAGGGTGAGCACAAGGGTCGCAACCTGTGGGCGCGGCTCAACCTCGACAACCCGAACCAACTCGCCGTCCAGATCGCCCGTGGTGAACTGTCGGCGATCTGCCGCGCGGTGGGTGTCATGCAGCCGAAGGACTCGATTGAGCTGCACAACGTGCCGCTGACGATTCGGGTCAAGCTCAAGAAGCGCGAGGACACCGGCGAGCTCGCGAACGAGGTGTCCGGGTACTACCCGAAGGGCTCGAACGCTCCTCAACCCCAGGCGGCGGCGAGCAGCACGCCCCCGTGGGCCCGTCGATGATCGAGTTCGAGCTGCCGTACCCGCCGAGCATCAACCATCACTACCGGCGGGTCGGGCCGAGGACGTTGATCAGTCGCGAGGGCCGAGCGTTTCGGGGAGAAGTCGCCTCGGCCCTCGCGCACCTCGGCCTCAAACCGATGGACGGCCCGCTCGAGGTCCATATCGACGTCTTCCCCCCGGACAAGCGCAGGCGTGATCTCGACAACGTTCAGAAGGCCCTGCTCGATGCGATGGAGCATGGGGGTGTCTACCGCGATGACAGTCAAGTCAAGAAACTCGTCGCCGAGATGCACGACCCCGTCCCGGGAGGAAAGGTTGTCGTGGCTGTTCGAAGACGACGACCGGCTTGAAGAACATGAGATCCCGTGGGAGGAGGCAGAGGCCAAACTGCGGCAGTGGGCGTTCGGAGTCTACTTTCGGAAGTCGTTTAAGCGGGAGCGCAACGCCGAACTGCGTTTCCTGAAAGCAATGGCTGCGTCCATGCGGCCCATCCGCAGCTGGGCACTGGCACTCTGGTGGTACCAACACAACGGACCCATCACCGATGTTGACCTTGAGAGACTATCAGTCGGAAGCCGTCGGAGCGGTCTACCGGCATCTGCGTGAGCGGGACGACAACCCGTGCGTCGTCATTCCGACCGCGGGCGGCAAGACGCCCGTGATGGCGACGCTCTGCCGCGATGCGGTGAGTCGCTGGGACGGCCGCGTGCTCATTCTCGCCCACGTGAAGGAACTGCTCGAGCAGGCGGTGGACAAGCTGAACGCCGTCGCACCCGAACTCTTCCTCCAGGTGGGCGTCTACTCGGCGGGGCTCAATTCCCGCGACACCGAGCATCCCATCATCGTGGCGGGCATCCAATCGGTCTACAAGCGCGCCTCCGAGCTCGACGCCTTCGATCTCGTGATCGTCGACGAAGCGCACATGATCCCGCCCGAGGGCGACGGGATGTATCGCACGTTCCTCGAGGGGGCACGTGCCGTCAATCCCAACCTCCGCGTCATCGGGCTGACGGCAACACCGTTTCGAATGAAATCCGGCGCGATCTGCGGTCCCGAGAACGTCCTCAACCACGTGTGCTATGAAGTCGGCGTGCGGGAGCTGATCGTGCAGGGCTACCTCTGCCCGCTCGTGAGTAAAGCCGGCCGTGAAAAGGTGGATACCTCTTCTCTCCACGTGCGGGCAGGGGAGTTTATCGCCAGCGAGACCGAGGCGCTGATGGACCAGAAGGACGTGGTCGAGGGCGCCTGCCGGGAACTCGTGCGATACGCGGAGGACAGGAAGTCGGTCCTCATTTTCGCCTCGGGCGTCAAACACGGCGAACACGTCGCCGACGTCCTGCGCACGCGACACGACGCCAATGTCGAAGCCGTCTTCGGTCATACGCTCTCCGGCCTTCGCGACCGGGCGCTCGCCGACTTCAAGACCAGCAAGCTGAAATACCTGATCAACGTCGGCGTCCTCACGCACGGCTTCGACGCCCCGAACATCGACTGCGTCGCCATGCTCCGCCCCACCCTGTCGCCGGGACTCTATTACCAGATGGTCGGTCGCGGATTCCGGCTCTGCGAGGGCAAGGAGAACTGCCTCGTCCTCGACTTCGGCGGCAACATCATGCGGCACGGGCCGGTGGACGCCATCCGCATCGACGGGCCCGGCAAGAACGGCAACGGCGATCCTCCCGCGAAGGAATGCCCGCAGTGCCACTCGGTGATCGCGCTCGCCTACCAGACCTGCCCGGACTGCGGATTCGAGTTCCCGGAGCGCCAGTACTCCGATCCTCACGATTCGAAGGCGTCGACCGCTGGCATCCTCTCCGACCAGGTTACCGTCACGGAGTATCCCGTGCGCTCGGTCACCTGGAGCGTCCACATCAAGCGCTACGCGAAGCCCGGTGCGCCCAAGACGATGCGCGTCGAATACCAGATCGGCTACACGGAGTGGCAGTCCGAGTGGATCTGCTTCGAGCACACCGGGTATGCCCGTCAGAAGGCGGTGCTGTGGTGGAGGCGCCGGTCGAATGCACCGGTACCCGAGACGGCACAGGAGGCGGTCATCCTGGCCGAAGCCGGCGCGCTCTGCGAGACCACGGAGATCAAGGTGCGAAGCGCGCCGGGTGAGAAGTACGACCGCATCGTGGGCTACACGCTCGGTGAGAAGCCGTCTTGGCGCGAGCCGGGAGACGACGAGGACGCCGACGCGCTTCCCGCGTGGGTCGGTGATGAGGAGATCCCATTTTGAGCGACTCGGTCGACCACCCCGCGCACTACACGCAGCACCCCTCCGGTGTCGAGTGCATCCAGGTCACCGAACACATGAACTTCTGCATCGGCAACGCAGTGAAGTACCTGTGGCGCGCCGGCCTCAAGGGCGACGCCGTCGAGGATCTGAAGAAGGCGCGGTGGTACATCGACCGTGAGATCGCGCGCATCCAGAAGGACGGCGCTGAATGAGGCAGTTCATCGAGAACATCTTCAGCGACGCACTCACCCCCGAACGCCGGTTGTGCATCTTCACGACGCCGGACAAGTTCTCGCGCTTCTTCTCCGACGTCGATCAGGCGTCTGCCTACGTCCAGAGCCGCCTCAAGACGCAGAACGTCTACTTCGGCGTCGGGCTGATCTGGGGCGACCCCAAGGGCCGCGGCGGGGTGGATGACGTCTGCGCAGTCGGTGGCTTCTGGGCGGATATCGACATCCACGGCCCGTCGCATCCGCGCGATGACCTTCCCGCAAACATGGGCGAGGCACGCTGCATCCTCGAGAAGCTGCCATTGACAGCGTCGCTCCTGGTCGACTCGGGATACGGCCTCCACGCCTACTGGCTCTTCAAGGAGCCGTGGGTCTTCGAGACGGCCGAGGAACACCGGCACGCGTCGCTTCTGGCCAAGGGCTGGCACAACCTCGTCAGTCGGATGGCCGAGGAATTCGGCTGGCACCTGGAGAACCTGGGCGACCTGGCCCGCGTCCTGCGTCTGCCGGGGACATTCAACTACAACGGCAACGGCGTGACGCCCGAGGTACGCGTCATCGATGCAAACGACGTCCGCTACAACCCCGACGACTTCGAACCGTTCATCGCGGAGGGCCTCGATGAACCCACACCCACAAGTGACGTCGTCCTTTCCGTCGACGCCGGGCCGCCCATGGACAAGATGCTCGAGCTCGCAGCGGCGAGTCCGAAGTTCCTGCAGGCGTGGAAGCGTGAACGTACTGACCTCGCCGACCAGTCGCAGAGCGGCTACGACCTCGCACTCGCCGACATCGCCGCCTTGAGCGGGTGGTCCGACCAAGAGATCGCCGACCTCATCATCGCGGCCCGGCGCAAGCACGGCGAGAAGCCCGAGAAGGCGCTGCGTGACGACTACATCGCTCGGACCATCGCCCGGGCACGCACCGCGGCTCAGGAATGGTCAACCGAGGGTGTCGATCTCTCGCAGTTCCAAGTGACGAAGCCGCAAATCGTCCTGCC